ACATGGGGCCAGCGGCCCGGGCGTGGCGTCCGGGCTGGAAGTCAAATTTTGCCGATTTGGCGAGGAAATCGCGGTCGACGATGACCTGACGATTTCGGGGTATGCCAGCCTGTTTGGCCAGGCCGATCAGGGCGGCGATGTGGTTGTGCAAGGGGCCTACGCGGCCTCGCTCAAAGCCCTTCGCGATGCCGGACGTTCGGTCAAGATGCTCTGGCAGCACGATCCGGGCACTCCCATCGGGTATTGGGAGGAGATCCGCGAGGACGACCGCGGGCTCTGGGTAAAAGGCCGCCTGCTGGAGGACGTCGCCAAGGGCCGCGAGGCTGCGCATCTGATCGCTGCAGGAGCTATCGACGGGCTGTCGATTGGCTATCGCACGAAGAAAGCCAGCAAGGATTCTGCAGGGCGCAGACGGCTTGAAGAAGTCGAGCTTTGGGAAGTGTCGCTTGTGACCTTTCCAATGCTCGCTGAAGCGCGGGTGGAGGCCAAATCCGATGCGCTTGATGGCGCGCTTAGCGCGTTGACGGAAGCGCTGCGGAACGCACGGGCGTTTCTTTCCGGACCGATCATGGAGTGAGTGATGACTGAAGAAACCCTCGCGGGATCTGGGGCGGATGAGCCCTCGCTCTCGCCGGTTGCGGAGGTGACCGATGAGCTGACGAAGTTCGTGCGTCAGATCAAAGGCCTGGAGGCCAACCTTCAATCCAAACTTAATCAACAGGAAAAGCGAGTTCACATGCTGGAACGTAAGACCCTCACTGCAGCGCGGCCTGCGTTGTCAGGTGCCGCCGCCGAGGTTGCGCCCCACCAGAAAGCCTTCAACGCCTATCTTCGCACCGGCGACGATGACGCATTGCGCGGCCTCGAACTTGAAGAAAAAGCGTTGTCGACTTCCGTCGCCGCGGACGGCGGATATCTGGTTGATCCGCAGACTTCCGACAGCGTTCAGAGCGTGCTGAAGTCGCAAGCTTCTCTGCGCTCAATCGCATCGGTCGTGAACGTCGAGGCGACCTCTTACGACGTCCTCGTCGATCACACTGAAGTTGGTACCGGATGGGCCAGCGAGACCGGTACGATTACCGAGACCAGCACTCCGCAGATCGACCGAATCTCGATCCCGCTGCACGAGCTTTCAGCTCTTCCAAAGGCGTCGCAGAGATTGCTCGACGATAGCGCATTTGACGTCGAGGGATGGCTTGCCAGCCGAGTCGCCGACAAGTTCGCTCGCGCAGAGGCTGCCGCCTTCGTGTCCGGTGACGGTGCCGACAAGCCAACCGGCATTCTGAACCACGCCACGATCGCGAACGGTTCATGGAGTTGGGGAAATCTCGGCTATGTCGTTACCGGCGTGGATGGCGATTTCAACTCTGCGGCGCCGGCAGATGCCATCGTCGATCTAGTCTATGCGCTGGGAGCGCGATACCGCGCCAACGGCACGTTCGTAATGAACTCGAAAACGGCCGGTGTGGTTCGCAAGATCAAGGATGCCGACGGACGGTTCCTGTGGTCTGACGGACTTGCTGCGGGAGAGCCTGCACGCTTGCTCGGCTACCCGGTGCTGGTTCTCGAAGACATGTCAGACATCGGATCGGGCGAAACGGCTATCGCCTTTGGTGACTTCGCTTCCGGCTACACAGTCGCCGAGCGTCCGGACCTTCGCATTCTGCGTGATCCGTTCTCGGCCAAACCGCACGTCCTGTTCTACGCAACCAAGCGTGTCGGCGGTGACGTCAGCGACTTTGCGGCAATCAAACTGCTGAAGTTCTCGGTCAACTAAGGCCGATCCACGAGTACGCCCCGATACTTCGGGGCGTGGGGCGCGCGCAAAAACGCCGTGTTGTCTAGCTGCTTCCCTCCGTTCGAGCAGCACGGCGGCGCGCGCCCGACACCCGAGGGACCGGAATATCGGAGAAGACGATGATATTAATTGAAGAAACCTCGGTCCCTGTCGCGTCGTTGCCGATCCAGGCATTTCGCGATCATTTGAGGCTTGGAACCGGGTTCGCTGACGATGCGACGCAGGACGTGTTGCTCGAGGCTCTGCTCATGGCGGCGATTTCGGCTGTGGAGGCACGGACCGGTAAGGCTTTGTTGCAACGCAGTTTTCGCTGGACGCTTGCAGACTGGCGTGACCGCTATCACCAAGGGTTGCCAGTCGCACCGGTACAGAGCATTACCGATATTCGCATCGTTGACCGCGACGGCAACGAGACCCTGGTAAGCGCTGATGACTACCTGCTTATGCGGGATTCCAGCATCCCGACGATCGAGGCGAGATCGGTGCTGCCTTTTGTGCCCTCCGGGTCTTCCGTCGACGTGCGGTTCGAGGCCGGTTTCGGTCCGGACTGGACAGATGTTCCCAGCGATATGGCGCAGGCCGTCCTGTTGCTGGCTGCGCATTACTACGAAAACCGCAGCGGAGATGGGACGCCCTGGCCGCAGGCGGTAAGCGCGCTGATCGCAGGCTATCGGCGGCTGCGGCTTGGGGCTTCGGCATGACGCCGCAACTCACTCGCTCATTAGTTCTCGAGGCGCGGCAGGCGACTGCCGACGGGGCCGGAGGTGTCGTCGAAACATGGCTACCGCTGGGCGCGCTCTGGGCCGATGTCCGCGCGCGTACAGGGCGCGAAGTCAGTCGCGCGGCGGCCGCATTCTCGCGCGCCGGCTACCGGATAACGGTTCGGGCGGCGCCAGTAGGCTCGCCAAGCCGTCCGATGCCGGATCAGCGCTTTCGTGAGGACACGCGGGTTTTTCGTATCGAGGCAGTTGCCGAGGCGGACGCGAAAGGGCGCTACCTGACCTGTTTTGCCCACGAGGAGGTCGGCGGATGAGTTATGCGGTTTCAAGCGCATTGCAGGCGGCTGTTTTTCAACGGCTTTCGGGCGATGCAGCTGTTGCGGCCGCGACTGGTGGCGCGATCTACGACAATGTTCCCGGAGGGGTGCTGCCGGAAACCTACGTCACGCTGGGGCCTGAAGACGTAACCGCGCGTAATGACCGTGGCACCAACGGCTCCCGACACGATTTCATGGTCTCGGTTTTTTCCGATGCCGGCGGGTTTCAGACCGCGAAGGACATCGGAGCCACGATAAACGATGCGCTGGTTGATGCCGACCTGACGCTGTCGCAGGGGACTCTGGTGTCACTCGATTTCCTGAAAGCGCGCGCGCGCCGGTCCACGACCAGTCCGTTGCGCCAGATTGACCTGTGGTTTCGCGCCCGGGTCGACGACGAATAACCTTAAGGAACGGAGGCCAAAATGGCTGTGCAAAAGGGCAAGGACCTGCTGATCAAGCTCGACATGACTGGAGCAGGTTCGTTCGAGACCGTGGCGGGGCTGCGCGCGTCGCGCATCACCTTTAACACCGAGACCGTCGATGTCACATCGATCCAAAGCTCGGGTGGCTGGCGCGAGCTCCTGGCCGGGGCTGGGGTTAAAAGCGCCTCGGTTTCAGGTTCGGGTGTATTCCGCGACGAGGGCACCGACGAAAGGGCCCGGCAGATATTTTTTGACGCGGACGTGCCGGATTTCCAGATCGTGATCCCGGATTTCGGAATCATTGAAGGGCCCTTCATGATCTCGGCAATCGAGTACGCCGGGACGCAGAACGGCGAAGCGACGTACGAAATGACGATCGCCTCTGCCGGACAGCTTGTGTTCAACGCGATCTGATGGTGAACCCGCAGGCCGGAGAAGTTGCGCTCGTCATCGATGGTGAGGCGCGCGTGATGAAGCTGACGCTGGGCGCGCTGGCAGAGCTGGAAGCCGTGCTTGAGACCGAGAGCCTGATGGCGCTCGTAGAGCGGTTTGAAAGCGGCGCCTACCGGGCAGCGGATGTCCTTGCACTTCTGGCGGCCGGTTTGCGGGGCGGAGGATGGAACGGGACAGTCGAAGACCTGGCGGTTGCCGAAATCGGTGGTGGCCCAGTTGCGGCAGCGCGGGCGGCGGCGGAACTGCTGGCGCGCGCGTTCTCGGTGCCCGAGTGAACGAGTTCGACTGGGCAGGTTTGCTGCGGCTCGGGCTGGGTCGGCTCGGCTTAAAACCTGCCGAGTTCTGGGCACTTACAC